AGCGGCACACTTCTGCGCCGGCTCGCAACTCGCCAGCGGCGGCGCACGGTAGCCCCTCAGCTTGTCGTCGCTCGGGTCCGTGTTGTCGAGCCGGTCCTTGACGGCCGCCCGTAGTGCATCGTTCGCTCTCTCTAAAGTCGCTGCTGTCATGTCGTCGCCTTTCTGGTTACGCGGTCCTTACGGTGCCGTCCTGCATCACCCGGTAGTTGTGAACGTCAAACGCACCGCCCTTATGTATGGCGACCATGGCAAATCCCCAGTTCCACTTGTTGATCCGCGCGTACTCGGGCCGCAGGTCGCACAGGCAACCCGTGCTCCAGCAGCCGGTCTCCTTGTGCCACATATCGGACTCGGCGTGATTGCTCGTGCGGTGCGAGTGGCCGACCAGCCCAGTCGAGCCCGTCCGCAGGAACACGCCCCGGGCCACGTTGACCGGCGCGGCCATGCCCTTCGGCAACTCGTGGCCGTGTAGCACCGGCAGCTTGCCGAGCATCACGGGCCGCTGGTCCTCGACGAGCGTGATGTCGTGCTTCGACAACTCCAGCCAGGCCGACAGGCTCATACGCGGATCGTCGGAAATCTCGGCCGCGTGCTGCCACAGCCAATGCTGCCACCGCTCTTCGTGGTTGCCGCTTTTGTAGACGATGGGGATGGCGGGGAACTCCTGCCGCACGTAGGCCAGGAAGTCCCGCACGGCCTCGAGCTCCCCCTTGAAGTCCCGCTGCGTGGGGTCTTTGGTGTAGCGGGAGATGGCGTAGAAGTCGGCGATGTCGCCATTCAGCAGCAGGCCGGTGAGCTCTTGGTCCTTCAGAAAACCGATAGCCGCGGCCACGGCGATCTCGGAGTGATACGGGACGTGCACGTCGGACATGATGCCGACGTTGCCCAAGACGTTCAGCCGGTGTGGCGTCCACGAGTCGGCCACGCTTTTGGGCATGGCCATGATCTCGCCAGCACTGCGCTTTGCACGAACGGACGCAGGTTTCATCTCCTTGAGATTCTTCTTGCCGTGAACGCCGAACTGCCGCTGGATGCGTTGCCGGGCCTGGTCAATCGTGATGGCCCCGTTGCACTCCTTCACCAGCCGCCTGGCGAGCGTCCGAGAAGGCGCGTCGGGGTGTGACCGTGCCAACTTCCTAGCCATGTCCGTGATGGGGTCACTTGCCATCGGCCACCTCCCTGTATCCAAGGTTCCACAGCGTGCGCCGGATGACGCGGGCCGCTTCCGTGACGGCCTCTTCGCTGATGCTGGGGCCGAGGCTGGCGTGGAGCAGCTCATGCACGATGGTCTCCATGCGAGGGCCAGCCCTCAGCCGCTCGTCAATCAGGATCCGGGGCCGGACTGAGTTGTCAAAGAAGGTCCACCCGGCGGCGTCGCCCTTTAGCCGGGTGAACCTCAGCAGCCACCGCTTGCCGTCTATCGTGACGTGATGGTCTTCGGCCACGGGCGTCGTCCTTTCGCCCGTTAGTGTGGGGGACGTGTCAACCGATCCCGAGCCGGCGGCCCAGCTCGTTGAGCCGCTCTTGTCGCTTGGCACACCCGCACGGCTTGCCAATGGCCTTGCTCACGCTCTCCTTGGTGATACCCACAGCAGAGAGCCCGGCGGCCACCATGTCACCTAGGCCAGGCTTGGCCCGCGGGTACGCCGGGTGCGTGTCGTCCACCGTGATCTGTTCGCCGTCTTGGCTCACGATGCACGCCCTGACTTCGTCGAGCGTGTAGCCACGCTGACGGCAGCGGGCCTCAAGGTGGTGCAGGCGGCAGCGGATCATGGCAGCGGGTTGCAGGGTGGGAGTTCAAAATAACCGCCTCCGCCGAAAGAGCCGGGGCAGATATCACCGCCGCCTATGCCGGAGGGGACCGCCGGTTCGTCCCATGGTTCAGCGGCAGTGTCGTCGTCATAGATCACAATCGGCTCAGCCTCTGTGTCGATTTCGCCGCAGCAGCGGTATGAGATGTTTACGTTGGCGGTCCAGCCAAACGGAGTAGAATCCGCGCCCTGGTTGCTAATCACAACCGCCTCATAACCTGCGTCTTCGATAGCGCTGAGAATGTTATTGGCCTCCATCCAAGCCAGCGTGTAGGCCAGCCATTCGTCAGCAAGCTCCTGATAGTCTTCCTGCGTCAAAAAGTTTCCATCTTCGTCAGTCAGGCCAGACGCTCCGCGTGCGCACACTAAAGCCGACAAGCACTCGCAGCCCTGCGGGCAGCCACAGCAACACGCCTGCTCCGTGCCGACCTTGCCGTCACGCACGACGATCTTGCCATTTTCAATCGTGATGCTGCTCATGTGGTCGCGCAGGTAGCGATGTCGATGGTGAACACGACCGTGCTGCTGGTCGCCAGCGCGACGCCCGGCAGAGTCTTAAACTCAATGGCCGCCGTGGTGATCGTGGCGGAAGTTGCAAAGTCAGCCGCGTGCATCTGCGGCACCAGCAGATACCACGCCGTGCCTTCCTTGGCGATTGCACAATCGCGAGACGGGCCTTCCGGGATTGGCCAAAACAGGTTGGTCGCGGATGCGGTATTGGGAGTAGTCGTCTGGTTTTTGAACGTCACGGTCTTCGCGGAGTTGATGCTCCACGAACCGGAGAACGTGCAGATACGAAACACCTTGCCGCTGCTGCCACCGAGCCGCGGCGAAGTTGGCAGCCCAGCCGTGTCCCGGTTGCCGGCTTCGACGATCCGCACCACCTTGGCGATGCGCTCGGCCGAGCCGGGCGTGAAGGTGACGCGGTCGGCCACAGTCAATCCTCGTAGATGGTGAGTACCGCCCGGGTGCCGGCCACGGCGGCCCTCGCGGCGTAGTCGCCCGGTGCAAGTCGCAGGACCGCAGCCTCACCGGCCTTGAGCCGCACCGTGTCGTGTAGCGTGGTGCCGGCTAGGCGACCGATGCTCACGGTGTGCGTCGTCACGGTGGACAGCGACCTGGCGAAGCACAGCCCCAACGCACCAATGGTGGTGGTCGTGATCTGAGTGGTCGTCGTGCCGAGCTCGAGCGTCACGGCCAGCATTCCAGCCGTGGCTAGGTCTGCGGTTACGCCAGAAGCCGAAAACGTGTTCTGCAGGGCTCCTTTGTTGAGCGAGCCGGAAATGGTGTAGCTAAGGTCTGCCATGAGTGTCACCTAGAGCCAAGAGGGCGTGCCAAAGTAAGACGAGAAATCCACCTCGCGATTGACGCGACGGTCGAGAATGTCGGGCAACTGGTTGGCGGCCTTGAGCGTGCCGTCGCTATTGAGGGCCACAGGATTGACGGCGGCGACCTTTTCGTTGGTGTCGGGGTCGATGACATACGCCCGCTTTTTTTCGCTGCCCTCGAGGTAGTTGTACCCAACGTCTGGCAGCTGCAGATTCCACCCGGTTTGCCGATAGGCCAGCTCGGTTGTGATGGCCCAGTAGTTGATTTCCACGTCGTTGACTACCTCGGTCTGCTGCTGACCACTGATGCCAATGCACTTCCAGTGATGGGCAGCCGCCCCAAGGTACGATCCGCTGTTTACGGTATTCGTCACGGCCACCGCTGTCGCCAGAGGGAAGTTGGCCCGGTTGGCGTTGATCGTGGCCCGGCACTCGCCCTCTTCGGTCGTCAGTCCTTCGAAGTAGTCTTTGGCACTGTTCACCAGCGGCTTTTGCGTCGCCCCGTCGTAGTAGAACAACGCCGGCACAGCAGCGCCGCCGGTCGAAAAGCTCCACACATCCGGCCGGGCCAGCGGGTTGGGGTCGCGCTCGTCCGGGTTTAGCACCTCGTAGCGGTACGTTACCTCGGCGTGAAAAGGCGACGGGCTGCCCTCGGCAACCTGGGCGTCCGCCATAGTCATGAACGGATATTCTGGGTGGGGCGACCCGTGGAATATCCCGATAGCGTTGCCAATCTCGGACACCGTAGCGGCGGTGTTGTTGAGAGTCAGCACAAACTTGCGTTCAGCGCTGGGCGGCTCGCCAAACCGGTGCGACAACGTGCGGCCGACAACCTCACGGAAGGACAAGACGCTCATGCCGCCCTCCCAGCGCCGCCAATGATCTTGACCTTGTCGGCTCGCAGCTCGCCCAGCTTAGAGTCGATCTTGCGAAGCTCGGCGACCTGCTTGCGGTACTCCTCAATGGCCGGATCCTCGCGGCCGGTCGCGATTCGTAGCACCTCGCTAATGCCACCCGAGCGGATGTCGCCGACCTGCAGAGCCTGATTGCTGCGGCGAGACAGAGCGTCAAGCCGCTCGCCCTCAATCTCGGCGGCACGTTTGGCACGCTCCTCTTCGGTTTGAGCAATGGCCTCGTCGGCTTTCTGTATTAACTTAAGCCGATCCTCTTCGGCCTTCTTTGCTTCGGCTGCAGCCTTCTCGGCAGCGCGGGCGGCGTTGGCCTGCTCGCGGGCAGCAGCGGCAGCGGCCTTGTCCTGCTCGCGCCTCGCCTTGTTCTCGGGGCTGTCGCGGCTATCAAATCGCTCACGGGCGTTACGCACGGCACTCGACACTGGCCCGCCAGCAGCCTGCGGCAGTCCCGAGCCGCCAAAGACGGCAGCGGAGGATGCTCGAGCCACTCCTGACGCGGCGGACTCAAGGTCGCGGCTGTTTTGCTTGCCGGCTTCTATTGCGTTTTCCTTGAACTGCTTGCCGAACTGCTCTAGGTCACTGCTAACCCAAGAGCCGATTTGTTCTAGGAATGCTCCCAGTGCCATCGCGATGGCGTTGCCGGCCAGCTCAAAGATGTTGAACACGACCCGCAGCGACTCGCCGACAGCCACGAAGACGTTGCCAACAAACTCAAACACGCTGGCCGCTGTTTGCAGCGTTGCGCCAAACTCGCCAAACTGAGCGATGGCAGCGTCAAAGATGCCCGCCATGTATTCGGCAAAGTCGAGCAGGCCAGACGTGAGAGCATCGGCAATGCCGGTGCCGCCACCGCCGCCAAATCCGTTGAACGACTCGACGAACGCCAGGAACTCTTCGGCCAGCGATGTGACAACCGGCGCGAGGTTGGCCGTTACTTGGCCGATAATGCCGTCAAACGTCTTGCCTACCAAAAGCAATGCGTCGTCCATCTCCGTGATAGCGGAGACCTGGTCGGCCGACAGCACAATGCCAAGCTGCTTGGCCCGCTCTTCAATCTCGGCCAGGTTGCTGGCAAACAATGGCAGCAGCTCTACACCGCTTTTGCCAAACAGGTCCACGGCCGCAGCAGCCTGTGCGGCCGGTCCTTGAATGTCGCCAATCGCAGCCGCCACCGCCCGAAACTGGTCCTCCGGGGAAAGCGACATAAGATCCTCGACGCTTAGCCCGATATTGGCAAAAGCTTTCTGCGCGCTTTCTGACCCGTTCGCGGCGTCACCTAAAACGACGGTGACTTTCTGCAAAGCACCCTCAAGGTTTTGAACGCCAGCCAGGTCGGCGGCTACCTGGAAACCCTGAAGTGCATCGGTACTCGCGCCAGTTCGCTGGGCCAAGTCGTCCATGGCGGCCACCGACTCAGTCACTCGCTTGGCGTAATCGACGGCAGCGCTGGCCGCACTCGCAAACGCCGACGCCAGCCGCGTGCCAATCTCAATGCCAACCAGTGTCCGCAGGGAGCCGGCGGCACTCGAGGCAGACTTGCTGAGCTTGCCCAGCATCTTCTCGGTCTGGTTCACGCCACGACCGATGCCCGCCGTGTCGGCGGTAATCTTCATGTTCAGGCCGACTGCGGTTGCCATCAACTACCTCGCAGTTCCTGCTTGAGTTGACGCAGCATCTCGGCCAGCTGCTCGGGGTGCTGCGGCGGCTTCTCGATGGGCACGAAGTCGATGGCTTTCGGCGGCCGCCCCTTGGGCGAGTACGGAGCCAGCATCGACGAGGCGAGCACGCCGGTCTGGTGCCACGGATCGGGCAGCGGCATGAAGTAGGTGTGCACCGCCACCCACTCGCTCAGCTCTTGGGAATCCATCTCGGTGCATATCTGTTTGACGCTCCAACCCAGACATGCGGCCAACCGGAACAGAAACAACCGGGCTGGCCGCAGGTTCAGTTTTTTGCGAGCTCCTCCACGTCCTGGTCGGTGAGCTTGTTGTGCCGCATGGCCGCTTCCCACAGCGTGCCCACCACGCGGGCTGACTTCTTCGCTAGGGCGTCTACCTCTTCCTTGGTGAAGAGCAGCTCGCCCTTGTCGTTGCACAGCACTCGCTGCAGGAACTTGCTGCGGAAGTTGGGCACGCCCGTGGACTTGTTCGCCATCCACTCGTTCTCGTAGCTGTCACGCTCGCCCACGCTCATCACGCGGATGTAGACGCTGCCACCCCACTCGGGCACCGGCACCTCGAGGAGCCCTAGGTCGTCGGCCGCCAGAATCTGCTCTTTGCTCAATGCCATTGGTCAGGTGTCCAAGAGTTTGGCCGTGAACGTGTACCGCGTGACTCCGTTAAGCTCAGGCGTCGCGCTCACTGCCGTACATACTGCGTTGTATGTCAAGGACACGCCGCCACCGGACACAGCCAACGCCTTACGCTTGCCATACTCCTGCGTGTTCATATTGACCGTGCCGTAGGCCGAGATGGAGATGTCCCCTACCTCGTCGCTCCAGCCGGTCGAGGTGCCGCTTGCAGAGCGGTCCTTGCGGACGCTGCCGTAGAGTGGCAGGCCCAGCTCGTAGACCTCGGTAAAGGCAACGCCGCCCCAGGTCGCCGCAATGCCGGTGGAGTGAGTCGCCATGCCGGGCCTCCCGGCTTAGCTGACCCGGACGGTGGCCGAGCCGCGGACGATGTCGTTCAGGGCCAGCGTCACGCTCGAGCTGATGACAGTCGCGTTGCCGCTCATGGCCACAGGGCCGGTGATGGCATAAGTGCCGGTCGTGCCGCCAGTCAGCTGCGTGGTGCCGATGTAGTCGAAGGAGATTTCCTTGCCCGTCTCGCCAGTGCCTGATCCCTTAAGCGGCCGCGCCATGCTGGTCATCTGCGCACCCGTCGTCAGCCCGAGATGCGAGGTATCGATGCGGTCGGACTCGCCCGACACGTCCGCAAAGTTGATCGTGAGATTTGTGGCCGTGAAGGTAGACCCTGCAACGGTAAGCCCGACGCCAGTTGCGTACGTTCCCATGTATTAACTCTCCTGCCACCAAACGTCGTAGGTCTGTGTGATCTGATACGCCGGCGGTAGGTCGCCGCCCTGCAGTGTCACAAAGTCATCGGACTCGCTGACCAACGACGCCTGTGACACTGTGCAGCCTAGGGCAGAGCCCCCGTACCCATCCAGAACCACGCGGCATGCGTCGGCCGCCTCGCGGGCCTGCTCGTAGGTTCCACCGTAGACCAGGACCTCAACGCTCAGCCGTGGCACTCCCATGGGGGCCACCAGCGTCTGCTCGCGGTCCACCGCGCTGCGGCGGTACGTGGCAAACGGGTACGTAGCCGACTGCGGGGCCATGACGGCGTAGATCCGCCTGCCCATCAAACGGGCCACGGCCGGGGCCGCCAACAGGGCACGGAGCAAAACGGCTTCCGGGGAGTTGAGCATTAGCCGGTCCTCGCTCGCCTGGCCATGTCCTTGTTGGCACGCTCGAGCACGGTGGCCATTTGCTGCTTGAGAACGCTGGTGATTTGGCCCTTAGAGCTTTCAAACGCCGCACGCACTGGCGGCTTGCCCGTGCTGCCGCCCACGGGCATTTTCTTGAGGTTTACCGTTTGGCCGGCAGGTGCCGACTTAAAAAAGCTCTTGGGGTATTTCGGCGACGCGGTAATGAGCCGGCCAGCGTTCTTGCCGCGGCCCGGCGTTTTGATGGTCATGCGGCCGCCACGGCCTGCCACCTTGCTGCCGAACGTAGAAGCAATGCGGCCCTTGGTGCGTCGCTCTTTGGTGCCGAACTCCAAAAACCCTTGGTGGTAGCCCTTCTTGTCTTCTTGGCCCTTGCGTCCACCAGCTGCATAGCCTGCCAGGCCGTAGCCCTGCGTCGCCTTGCGGACCACCGCTTTTTTGAGGTAGCCCGTTGGCCCGCGTGGCGTAATGCGGCGTAGGGTGTCCATGCCGACCTTGGCCGTGGCGTTGAAGGCCGCCTTCATGTACTTGCGGCGGATTGCCTTGGGATAGTCTTTGAGCAAAGCCCGAATCTGTTTGATCTCAGGAAACACTATGCCGGTTCCGCTGACGATGCGTGCCATTACACAGCCTCCTGGCACGTGGCGACGTGCTCGCTGCGGTTGGCGTACTCGAGCAGGCTGACGATCTCCAGCACCCGGCCTCGCCAGAACAGCCGCATGTTGTGAGTCATGCCGTCCACGTAACGCAGCCGTACCTTGTGCGTGACCGATACGTCGGCCTGGCCCAGCTCCAACGCCTCCCGGCTGCTGACGCCCTCCACGCTGGCCCACCGCTCGGCAAACGTCGCCCACTCCAGCGTGGTCTCACCGAGCGAGTTGCGTCGCTCGGTCGCCTGCTGGATCGTCACCCGCTCGCGGAGTTTGCCGGGGTCAAGTGCCATAGAGGACCAGGGTGTAGGAGGCGGTGCCGGCGGAATACTGTGGGGCGATATTAAAGATTTGCTGAGCCGATGGCGAGCAATCGCCAACACTTACCCGGCCGAGCGATCTTGCGACTTGCGATTGCGTATCGGTTTCCTCTACCAAGCAGTTTCGGCTCGAAAGGAACACAACTCTTTCCACGCTACTAAACGACACCAAGTTTCCGCTGGCGTCTTTGTACGCACTGGGCTGAATAGAGATCGCGACTGCCGCCGTCCCGCACGTCCCCGTCACGATTGCCACTTGGCCCGTCGTGAGCTCAGTGGAGCCCTCCAGGCTCACCACCTTGAGCGACGTGGTGCCGTCCGTGTCGTGGAACAGCACGTCTACGTTGATGCGGCCGTTAATCGCCATTAGCGGTAGCTCCCCCAGCGGTGCGTGTCGAGCAGGGCCTTGACGCCCAGCGGCACCTCGGCCATCGACGGGGCCACGGCGGTCCTGTGCTCGTACAGGTGCGAGACCATCATGAGAATGGCCGAGCGGATCGCGGCCGGCACGCTGGTGCCATCGGCCCCGTAGCCACCCCACCACGTCACGCTCACGGCGTTCTCGTCATAGAGGTGGCCCGGCCAGGTGCCGGCGTACGTCGTGCGGATGACGCCCGGCGTGGCCGCCCGGTCCACCCGGTACTCGGCCGTGCTAAGCGTGGCCGTCTGCTGCGTCTCGAGCGTGTACGTCACCACCGTGGCCGTAGTCGTGCCAGCCTGTGCCATCGGCGGCCGCGGCAGCTCAAACTCCCGCGGGAAGGCGTCGGTGCGTAGCGTCCACTGCGTGTGGACCAGCGACCGGTCGAGGTACTCCTCCACAAACTCACGGGCGGCCTTGACGATGGCCGAGATGAGCGAGTCGTCATCCGACACGTCTACCCGCAGATGGGCCTTGGCCTCGGAAAGCGTCACGGGCTCGACGGCCGGCTGGGTCGCACGTACGAGGCTGCGGTACTTCACTGCTTGCGGCTCCGCTTCTTCGGCGTGGCGTCGGCGGTCCTTACCTCGGGCTCGACGGCCGCGGTGTCGAGCAGCTCCTGCTGCGTCTCCAATACGGCGTAGCCGGCCAGAATCATCTCGTGGGCCTGGCCGCCGGGTACGTCCAGCACCGCGCCCTTGTTGTACGACCGGAACGGACGCACTAGACGTATCTTCTTCATTCCGGGGCTCTCCATGCAGTTTCTGGCGGCGTCATCGTCTTGGTGTATTCCGAAGTCCACTGGAAAACAGGCTTCTGCAAATCCTTACCCGGCCACGTCACCATGTACTCGCCGTGGCCAATCGTGACCCGTGGCGTCACAAAAACCTTGTTGCCGCTTTCCCGCCAGTTTGACCAAAACCAGATGTCAGGGTCCCGCCGGCCGTCGCCCCAGGTGCCATCAGGAGCTGGCTTGCTCCAAAACCACGGCTTCGTGCACCGCTTCAGCGCGGCCGTGCTCAGGATCGTGCAGCCGAAATGGGCGGTGTCTACCTCCTGGACCGGCGAGGCAAACCACTCGCGCGGCACTGATGTGCTGCCACCCTCAGGCGGATTGTCGAGGTTGCCCTTAAGCGTGAGCATCGGGCGGCCGTCCTCCCGCTTGGTCTGCAGCGGGGCCAGGGCGTCGCACTGGAATGTCAGGGCTAGGGCGAAGAGGTGCTCAATGTCGGCCTGGGAGAAGAAGGAGTCGTAGTCGATAAGCAGCAGATATTCACACTTGTCTATGAAGCCTTCCCACACCCTGGTATGCACCTGGTCCCAGAACACGCCCGTGCCCATTGTGGGCCGGATGTTGAGCGGCATAAGGGCCTGCACCCAGGCGAAGGTGTTGGCCGTAAACGACAGCCTAGGCATCGACAGGCACGCCTCGACCCGCACGTCCACCTCACTGTTGCCAACCGTGATTTTCATGGAGTCTCCAAAAGCGAAACGGCTGGCAAGGCGTGTGCCCTGCCAGCCGTTCACTTTCGGTACTGTGTCAAGCGTCAGCCGCTGACCACGACGCCCACGCCGACCTCAGAGGCCGCCACAGGGCCAACCTCGGCCTTGCCCAGTCGCACGACCGAGCAGACCACGCTGGCCGCCTGGGGAG